CTATCGGTTTCGTCTAATTCCTTGATAGAAAGGAAGCCCTCAATGCAGTGGTGAGCGGTGATGACCAATTTGTGCTCGAGCGATATCAGCGTTGCACTGCATATGGGACTAACACTCTCCAAAAGGATAAAATTGGTTTGGTTGATCTGATTGTTTTTATCCTTCCATTCCGCTAGAGCTGGAAGGGTACTTAGAGCGAGAAGTAGAAGAGGAAGCAGGACTTTCTTCATAGCAGGTTATTCTCCATGTGACCATAAGTTTTAGATCTGTTTATCTGTGGCCTTCTTATTGCCTATTTGACAAGCCCACCCTCCAAAATGATAATTTTTATGTAGTTCTTTGTGTGTCTCCCAGTAACTTCGAGCCGTCACCTCACCTTGGCTGCCCAGACAGCCCATCATCGTCACCGCAGCCTCTTGGGTATTATCTATAATAGGTAATCGTGTACAGGTGGCAGGGTCGCCCAAAACCACGCAAACTACCAAAAATACAGATACAAACATTTAGATATCCCTTCCTCTTCTATCTTCCCAACCAAACGTAGTCCAAATTAGCTCTGCACTAGCATTATTACATAAGGCAGCTATCTGTGAGCTTAAATTCGTTCTAATAAATTGATATACAGTATTTTTAGTGGCCGCAGAACTAACAACAATACTTGAGGCATTCGTAAACCACGCATTGGCAGCCTGTGTACCCATATCCGGGGGATACAAAGAAACACTATCATTGGTGCCAGTGTAGACTACTAGAGCATATCCAAATGCTCGAACTTGTACACCTAATGGAGTGTTTAGAGTATAAAGGGTTTGAGTTGCGGCAGGAGTTAGAGCATTAACATCAATAGGGGGATTTTTCCAGAGGAACTCATCTCCAAACTGAGTAAATGCTAGAATATGAGCACTGGCATCAGTTTTAACTGCACCTATCCGTCTGACAGCCGTTGTCCCAGTGGGGGCATTCGCTGCACTTGCGCTAGTATCAAAATAGATATCAGCAACACCACTGTTAACAATCGCAAATACATGATACCAAGTAGTATTGGCGATAGTCAGACCATTTCCCATTCCATTCTGGCCAGTACCAGCCACCCAAGCGCCACCAGTACTCTTTGTAAATGAGCCTAATTGGATATAAACAACATTGGTGCTGTCTGAACAAACCCCAGCAGTAATATCTAAAACAGTATTAGGTAAAGATACATCATTAGATAATTGCAAGCCAGCAAGGTAACTCTGGAAAAAAGGAGAGATGGTCCACGCGGGAATTAATTGACCACTAACAACTACGTTCCCACCCGCTGTCATTAGTGGATCCTGTGCGCACTACGCTTCATGCGACGCTCGTTATCTTCAAATAGATCAGTCAACGTAACAGTGCATTTTGTTGGGTCAGTAGAAAGGATACGTTTTTTCATGTCAGTCCGTGATGGCCGTCTACCAGCAACCATTTTATCCAAAACCTGACCAATCAAACCCAATGCGTCGGCTTGGTCATCGTGGCGGGCTGCGGGAAAGCTAAGTAGCTCACGTCTGAATTCTGGATACCAAGATTTGGCAATAGGAACATGCAAACCGTCCATTGCCATACGACCTCTAATAGCTTGCGCTCTGATGGCCTTTTCAACCCTGCTTGGGAATTGCGCACGCGCTATATAGAGACCACGTTCACGTAGGCGCTTGTCTAGAAATGGACCAACACCGGCATTGATCTGCCCCTTTTCTTCAGCCCAACCTAACGGTTTCCAATACTCAATCAAATCACAGAGGCTCTCAACCCACTCGTCTGAACTAGCTTGCTTGCGCCACAGGTCCAATAAGAAGATACGGTTATCAGGGTCTACGCCAACAACTATATGCACGGTATAGTCGTTCTTTTCTGCACTCACCGCATAATCACTCGCCCCGTAGATGTGCAATGAACGTCTATCTGGCGGTCTAATGGCCATCTGCGGGCCATACGGCTTAAACCATTCGTCTTTGAAGAAATCACCACTATCGGGGGCTGGGCGTTGCTGATAAAGAGCCGACCAAGTGCGGGGCTGGCGGCGCATAGGCGAAACTAGGTCTTCGTTGAACCACTCCGGCCATAGCGGGTCACTAATGTTACGGCCCAATGGATCATCAACCCGCTCACAATCGTAAGGCAGGCAGACGACGTACCAGTTATTACCATCCTGGCATTCCACCCACCCAGAACGACCATCATAATCGGCGGGCAAAATGCGACCAGCAGGATCGTCCTCATGCCACCGGGTAGTGATACCAACTTCCCAAGCATTAGGTTTTTTGCGGGTTAGAAGGCTGTTGATATATTCATCCCAGGTTTTGTTCCTGATGACATCCGAATCAGCCTGCTCCCGCCCTTTAATAAGATCGTCCCAGATAATACCGTCAGCACGATTACCAGTGATACCAGTCAGGATACCAGCAGCCATCCACTCCGAACCGTTGGTCAATGCCCATTCGTCGACCGCCGAACTTTCTTCAGACAATTCACAATCAAAAATACGCTTAAAAATAGGCTGCTGAATAATACTCCGAGCGCGACGACCAAATTTACGTGGTAGATCGCTTCCATAGCTTGCAAGAATAATAGATGTCTTAGGGTTTCGTCCAAGGAAGTAGGTGGGCCAAACCACCGAAGTATAAGTTGACTTTGCTGATCCTGGAGGCATCATACCCAACAGGCGCTTGATCTTACCATCAGCTACTTGCTGAAGACAATTTAACCAATATAGATGATGCGCACCAAAGTTTTGCTTAACAGATGTGAAATCATTACCTGTATCAATGGTAGGTTCCCCCGGTGCTCCTGGGATTTCTATCGCGCTTGCGTAGGTCACCAGGCTTGAGCGGGCTCTTAACCTCTTTTGGTTCTCCACCTGTAAGTTGGTTAACTCGTCCGAGAGCCTTTTCAATTCGCTGATTGAGTTCGGCACCAGTGATTTCGGCATTTTTGCCATTTTCGCCTACGTTTGCATTAATATGAGTCTGCGAAGCCTTACCATAGGCTCTGTCTAAAACCACTTGGGCGGCTGCAATAGCATCAGAATCCTTAGAAGTATCACTGTCTATGATCTCCTGAAGCCTATCCATAGCTGCCTGTGCACGTTTACGGGCAGTGTCTTGGATTTCTCTGGCTTCCTTAGCCACAGTTTCCTTCAATCTGATGCGTTTTCTTGCTTTCTGCATGCGGATATCTGCTCTCTTGAGGAATTTTTCACCTTGGGCAGCCCGAGTCCTGTTTCTCCAGGCCTTAAACATCCCTTCCATGCGCTTTTTATGCGCTTGAGGGGTCATATTTTCCTTTTTGGCGAGGTCATTCCCTTCTTTTACAGGGGAATACATACCATACGTGTAGGATTCACCCGGCATTAGGAGAGGAAACACATTCTGGCATCTCGGCAAACCAAATTTACTCATAGAAAAGGCATCCTTGAACTTCAAAATCCAACGGCCCTGTCCCGGCCTGTATTGCCGTCATCCATAAACTGGATCCGGCTGGAATCGTCAGGTCCAGCCCCATGTTAATTAACGATTTGTCCACTGCATTCTGGCCACCGCCAACAAATCCTTTTAAAATGGAGAAACACAACGCATTACTGGTTACTGGGCCGCCGCCATGAAGATTTTGCGCTGTCGGACTTAGATCTTTTAGCGTTGTAACACCGAAATCATTAGGAGGCACTGGGCCATCAAACCATGCACTGAATAGGACCTCTGTCCAACCGCCCCCTGTGTCGAAAACACCGCCCCCGCCTTGCCACGCCATGAAGCCAATATCGAACTGATAACCACGCACGGTGATAGGATTTAGAACAGGTGTAATTACCTGCACACCTTGAGGCTTGTGGGGAAGCGCCAACAACATGTCGGCTTCCCATCCGAACTGTGCTACTTTCATTATCTTTTTCGTTATCATGTCACCATCCAAATGCTGCGTGATAAGCCCAAGCCAGAACTAAGCAGCCGACAGCACAAATTAAAAAAGCTACAGCATATTCAACTGGATCGTATTTCCTAACAGCTTTCATCATTTCTCAATCCAATGTACACACCAATAGTTAGGAGAGATGTAGCCTGCTACCTTTTCGCAAGTGTTGGGTTCGTGGTAGTACCTACACTCTCCTTTTCGCCACCCAGGTACAG